CGGGCCAGCCGGTGATGGACCCGATGACCGGGCAGCCCGCCCAGGGCGACCCGAATGCGATGGCCCTCCTGATGGAGGTACAGCAGGTCCACCAGCAGAACGTGCTCATGGACCGGGCGGCAAAGACGCTGGAGATCCTGTTCGAGTATTACATGAACGAGCAGGATGCCGGCTATAAGCAGCAGCTAAAGGCCGCCGTGCGCCGCACCAAGGTTTGCTACATCAGTTGGGTCAAACTCGGCTTCCAGCGCATCATGCAGCCGAATCCTGACGTGACGTCGAAGATCGCGGACGCCACCAGCCAGCTCGCAACTTTGAAGGTGCTGGCGCAGGACTTAGCCGCCAAAGAATTTGACGAAAACAGCGCCAAGATGGACGAACTGCGCAATCTGCTGGCCGACTTGCAGTCGCGTCCGAATCTCATTGTGCGCGAAGGGCCGGTGCTGGGCTTCCCGAAGTCCCGCCAGGTCATCGTTGACCCCGATTGCGTGCATCTGAAGACCTTGGCCGGCGCAAATTGGGTGGCGCAGGAATTCCCGCCCATGTCGCGCGATGCGATCAAGGAGACGTTCGGCGTCGATATCGGCACCAATTTCAAGGCTTACGAGTCCACGGACAAGAGCCAGCCCGACGCGCAGAAGCAGCAGAACCTCGCTATCGTCTGGGAAGTCCAGAACAAGAAGACCCAGGAGGTTTTCACCATCTGCGAGGGTTACCCTTCATACCTGAAGCGCCCCGCGGCGCCCGACGTGAAGGTTTCGCGCTTCTGGACGCTGTTCCCGATCATCTTCAACGAGATCGAGGATGACGAGCAGATTTACGGCTACAGCGATGTGTGGGCCGCGCGCCACATGCAGCGCGAGTACAATACCGTGCGCCAGTCGCTTCGCGAACATCGGATCCAGAACCGGCCGAAATACGCCACAATCAAAGGCAAGCTCGAAGACGAGGATTTGAAGAAGCTTTCCGGTGGTGCCTCGGGCGACATCATCGAGATAAACGGCATGGGCACCGGCGAAAAGGTCGAGGATGTGCTGCAGCAGATCAAAACTGTGCCGATCGACCCGAACCTCTATGAAGTTTCCTCGATCTTCTCGGACATTGAGCGCGCCATCGGCTCGTCGCAGGCCGACCTCGGCGCCCCGGCGTCGGTAACGGCGACCCAAAGCTCGATCATTGAGCAGGGCCGGTCGGCGACCAATTCGGACAATGTGGACGACCTGGACGACGTGCTGTCGGAGCTGGCGCGATCCATGGGCGAATTGATGCTCCTGGAACTCGACCACGATACAGTGGTCAAGATTGCCGGCCCCGGCGCCGTCTGGCCGCAAACCCCGCCCTCCCGGCAGCAGATCGCCGAGGATTTGTGGCTGGAGGTCAAAGCCGGGTCCAGCGGGCGCCCCAACCGTGCGGCCGAACTGGCCAACATGGAGCGCGGGCTGCCCTATTTGATCCAGATTCCGGGCGTCAACCCGTTCCCGTTGGGTCGGCGCTATGGCGAGTTGCTGGAATTGGATGTCGACGACATCGTGATCGAGGGCATGCCGTCGATCCTGGCGCAGAACGCCGCGGCCGGCCGGGATCCGTTCAGCGCGAACCCGCAAGGCGGCCTGCCGGCGAACGCCCATGGCCAGGCCGGGGCAGGGCAGGGCCCCGCCGGCGCCACGAATGCGCCGAATCCCCAGCACAACGAGCCGGGGCCGCAGCCTGGCTACACCGCGCCGGCGCAGCACGCAGCCGCAGGCGGCGCGGGGCTCGTCGCGCCTGGCGTGCTTGGCAACCAGAACGCCCCCATCCCGGCACCCCGTTACAAGGCAGAGCAAATCAAACTTGGCCCGCAGCCGGGTTCGGCTTGACTTTGATGTCCGCTTTGTCGTGCAATAGTGTTTGTCGAAACGGACACATAGGATCGTATGACCGTTGAGAATGGCAGTACGCCGGAATCGCCCCCGGTCGAGAATTCCGCTTCCACCCCGGCCGCAGCGCCGGAATCGGCAGCGGCAGCAGTAACCCAGGACGGGAATACCGCGGCGGCGCCGTCCACCGCCAAAGACGAGAGCTTGCTGGACCGTGTCAAAACGGCCCTCACGCCAAAGACCGAAGGTTCGTCGCCTTCAAAAGCAGGTCAGGAAGCCACGCCGAACCCCGAGGCGTCGCCGGAGAGCGACGATAAGGAGCCGGAAGGCGATCCCACAGAGGAAGAACTCGCCCGCTACCACAGCAAGACGCGCAAGCGCATGTCCCGGTTGATGACCGAGCGCAATGCGGCCCGCGACGAAGTCGAAAAACTTCGCCCCGACGCCGAAATCGGCACTCGCATCACCGCCTACATCCGAGACGCAGGGATGACCGCCGACGAGGCGAACCTGCTTTTGGACGTAGGCCGGAACATGAAGCAGAACCCGCTGAAGGCTTGGGAGCAGATCCAACCTTTTGTTGCAGCCTTACAGAAAATGGTCGGCGAAGTGTTGCCGACGGATCTGCAAGAGGCTGTCGACAAAAAGGAAATCACTCCGCAGTACGCCCGCCAGTTAGCGCGGGGCCGGACTGAGACGGCGGTGCTTTCCACGCGGACGCGGGCGCAGGACGAAGAAGCGCAGCGGCGTGAGCAGGCTCAACGTACCGAGCAGCACGCCAGCCAAGTGGCTTCGACGATTTCGACGTGGGAAAGCAACCAGGCGAAGGCCGATCCTGACTGGAATTTGAAGCAGAGCCGAATTGGCGAGCTGATCGAATTGGATATCCGTCGGAACGGATATCCGAAAACCGCGCAAGCGGCGGTCGAACTCGCTGAGAAGGCAAAGACCACTGTTAACGCTGAACTTGCGCGGCTCCGGCCGCCAAAGCAGGCGGTGAACACGGTCAATCCTGCTTCGACTGCCCGCGTGGCGCCCGCCAAACCGACGACCGCATTGGAAGCGGCGCGACTGGCCCTGGCCGCCGGGTAATTTTTAGGAAACCCCACAAGTGCCTTTCACTCCCGCAGAACTCGAAAACGTCGCCAATGCGACGATCGACTTCCACACCGAGCGCGGCAAGGTTCTGTCCCAGGCCATCCAGGACAAACCCCTGCTCGACGCCATGACCAAGGCCGAGAAGGAATTCCCTGGCGGTAAGGAAAATATCACCGTCCGCGTCAAGGGCATCTACTCGACCACCATCCAGGGCTTCGGCGGCGACGACACCGTCAGCTACGGCAACCCGACCAACATCCGCACGGCCAAGTATCCGTGGAAGCTGATCCACAGCGGTATTCAGTTCACCATGGACGAACTTCTGCGCGCTGGCATTTCGGTGCAGGACACCATGCAGGGCAAGTCGACCGTCACCCACTCCGACGCCGAACTTATCCAGCTCACCGACCTGATCGAAGACAAGATCGAGGACATGCAGGAAGGTACCGACCGCGGCATGAACCTCATGTTCTGGCGTGACGGCACCCAGGACTCCAAGCTGGCGCCGGGCATCCAGTCGTTCATCCTGAACGATCCCACCACGGCGACCGTCGTGGGCGGCATCGATCAGTCCGTGAACACCTGGTGGCGCAACCGCGCGTTGCTGGGCATCGACTCCAGCACCGCGTCCAACCAGAACCTCGTCCAGGGCCTCCAGAAGGAATGGCGCCAGTTGCGTCGTTACGGCGGCAACCCGAACCTGGTGCTTGCCGGCAGCGACTTCCTCGATGCGTTCGAGAAGGAACTGCGCTCCAAGGGCAACTACACCCTGGAAGGCTGGGCCAAGTCGGGCAAGATCGACGCCTCCGTGGCCGATGTCGAGTTCAAGGGTGTGGCGTTCACCTACGACCCGACCTTGGACGACGAGAGCAAGAGCAAATACTGCTATGTGCTCGACACCCGCTACATCAAGCCGATGGTCGTGGCCGGCGAAGCGCGCAAGAAGCACGCTCCCGCCCGCCCGGAGACGAAGTACGTCTTCTATCGCGCACAGACCTGGGTTGGCGGCTTGGTTTGCACCAAGCGCAACGCCCACGGCGTGTACTCGATCGCCTAATCGGAAGGAAACAGAAACATGTCAAACCCCACCTTCCTGACCAAAATCGTCGCCACGCAGGCGGCCGATGTCGCGACCAACGCCACGATCACCCTGGCCTATCCGGCCGGCTACGACTCCAGCAAGGTCAAAACCACCGGCGCCAAACTGTGGTCCGCAGGTCTGCAGAACTTCCTGACGCAGACCGCCGGCCAGTTCAGCGTCGCCTACGGTGCCTCGATCGTCATCACCTATCTGGGTGCGACGACCATCCCGGCCGGATCCGTGATCGAGTTCTTCGTTCCCGTCCCCGACGCCGAAGATGCGCTGACCGACAGCACCGGCGGCACCGCCTCGCAGACCTTGGCGGCCATCACCGCGCCGGCGGCCAACGCGACGACCTCGCTGACGGCCGACATGACTGCGGTTAAGAACGGCCTCGCGTCCTTGGCTGCAAAGCTGGCCCTGGTTCAGACGGCGCTCAAGAACGCCAATCTCAACCCTGTGTAACCGTAACCGGAGTGGCGCGCTAACCCCCGCCACTCCACTTTTTAGGAGATCGCATGCGCCTCTATGACTGCAAAGTCCTGTTGAGCGGAAGCCGCGACAACGAGGTCCGCAAGACCGACGTTACGGCTGCCGAAGTCATGATTCTGAAGGCTTTCCACGGCGAAGACTCCGTCTTGGACATCACCCCGAAGGGCATGGACAAGCGGTCGCACGGCGATGAGCGCAAGCGGTTGTTCAGCCTCTATGTCGGCGGCGCCGAGAACGAGAATTTGGGCGGTTTCCAGGGCGAGCGCGTGAAAGTGCTTCAGGCCCTCTTTGGCCCCTCTCACAATCCGCTGCCGGTCGAACTCCCCCAGGCGGAATCCTTCGTCGATGACGAGGCAGACGCCAAACCTGTTTCTCGCGTCAAAATCCCGGCCAAGGCCGGCAAAGCAGAGGACGTCGCGGCAGCCGCGGCGCTGGCCTGATGGGCGAGGGGCACGGCGGAATCGACGGCGGCACTGTAATGATCGGAAGTGGCGGCACTGGCTGCATCTTCCCCGTAAATGACGAAGGCGACTAATACTTGCGCGGCACGCAACTCACCCGTCTCGTCTCGAAGCTCCGGGCCGAGTTAAGCCGCAGCGCCAATGTCTCCGTGGGCGTCGACGACGCACAAATCCTCATCGACATCCTGCAGCGCACGCAGGAGACGCTTTATGACGACTACGACTGGCCGCATCTGCGAGTCACCTTCCCGAAGATCACGCTCAACGCCGGCCAGCGCTACTACGATTTCCCCGAAGACCTGAATTACGATCGGATCGAGGACGTCGCCATCCGGTTGAACGGCCTGCCGATCCCCTTCCGGCGCGGCATCGACTTCAACTGCTACGCCGCTTTTGACAGTGACGCCGGCGTCCGATCCAGCCCCGCCCAGCGGTGGGACATCCGCTCGGTCGACGACAAAGAGCAGATGGAAGTCTGGCCGATCCCGTCGGACAGCTCCAATTCCGTTCAGTTCAAAGGCATCCGCAAGCTGCGCCCCCTGGTGGACGCCGCCGACGTTTGCGACATCGACGACCGGCTGCTGATCCTGTTCGCGGCGGCCGAAATCCTGGCGCATGCGGATTCCCCCGACGCCAATATCAAGCTCAAGGCCGGCCAGCAGCTTTACGCGCGCCTCAAGGGCCGCTCCGCGGCGGGCCGCGCCACCTACCGGATGGGCATGGGCGCCCCATCACCGAAGCCTTACAGGGCCACCGTCGTCATTTCGGGTCACTAAATGGCCTATCTGTCCATCCAGGACTTCAAATTCGGCATGGACCGGCGCCGGGAGCGCGTCGCCGGCACGCCTGGCACGCTCTGGACGTTGGAGAACGGGCACATCACCCGCGGCGGCGACATCGAGGGCGTCAAGAAATTCGTCCCGACCTACACGCTGCCGGCCGACACCTTCGGCATGTATGGCCTGAACAAGCAACTTTGGGTGTTCGGCAGCATCGTCGCACCCACCATGCCGCTGGGCGTCAACTATCAGCGCCTCCAGAGCCCCGACGGGGGCGCCATGGTCGAGGTGCTGGATGTGTCCGGCTTCGGCGGAAAGCTCTATGTCATCGCCCGCTATGACGATGGGGGCGTCTTCCATTTCTACAACGGCAGCCGCGTCACCGATTG